GCTGGCACGGCGAGGAAGCGAGTACATCACGGAGCCCCCGGTTGCCGGTGTAGGGAGAAATGGGAAACCCGGCCCGCCGTGCTTTTCATTACGAAAAGGTAACGCCGCGTGGGCAAATCACAATGGGTACGAGTGACGCGGGCACATCCTTGCAGGGTGTGTGGGAAGCCAGACTGGTGCCGCGTGTCGGCGGACGGGATGATGGCCCACTGCATGAGGCTGGAGAGCGACCACCCCTGGCCTGGCCCGGCCGGCGGCTGGCTGCACAAGCTCGACGGCGACAAGATCGACCTACCTCCGCCGAGGCGGGAGGAGCCGAAGGTGATCCGCGACTGGACGGCGGAGGCCAAGCGGTGCTACTGCCACCACGAGGCTCCGGGGATGCGGGAGTTCATGGCCGAGACACTGGCCCTGTCGGTCGAGGTTCTGGAGCGGTTCCGGGTCGGCTGGACGTGGCAGCAGTGGAGGCGGGACTTCGGCTGCGAGTACTCGACGTGGCCGATGAGGGACGCGAGCGGGACAGTGGTCGGCATAGCGTTGCGGGGGAGGGACGGGAAGAAGTTGACGATGCGCGGCGGCACCCCCGGCCTTTTTTACAGCCACGGCTGGCACAAATTGTCGGACACGATCTACCTGCCGGAGGGGGCTAGCGACGCGGCAACCATGGTACAATTGGGGAAGTCGACGGTCGGGCGTCCGAGCAACGTGGCGGCCCCATGGTTGCCCGAGCTGCTGCGGCCGTACCGCGGGCGGGAAATCGTGGTGATGGGCGAGGCGGACCGCAAACCGGCGGGCGAGCGGCCGGGCTGCCTGCCCGGGTGCCACGGATGCCAGGCGTGCTGGCCGGGGCTGTACGGGGCGAGGGTGGTCGCCGAGATGCTCTCGCGGCGGCTGGGGCGGAGCGTAACGTGGTGGCTGACGCCGCTGGGCACGAAGGACGTGCGGGCTTGGACGGCGGCGAACCCCGACGCGGTGGACGTGGAGCTGGAGGACTTTGACCCGCCGGCGATGGTCGGCGTGGCTGGACGCTAAGATCGCAACCAACCAAACTGACCGCCGAGGCGGTGGGAGGGGACTGACGACATGACCGAGGCCGACCTAAAATTTACGATCGAGAAGATAGAACAGTACGGGCTGGGCAGGCCCGACCACGACCAGCTCTGGGCCCTGGTAGATGGGCTCCACGCGGAGCCCCGCTCGGTAGACGCCTGCCTGCTGTCGATCGGGAGCCTCATGTGAAAAAACCCTGTCATGACTTCGTCCCAGTTGATCCGGCCGTTTCTGAAGGCCGCGGTCGAGGATGTGGGGGGGACAATTGTCGGTGCCTTGCTGGAGCCGAAGAGCGACGCCACCGAGGCGGGGGAAGGTCCGACGGAAGGCTGGGGCCTTGCGGTGTCGTGTTTGTTGGGCTATACTGGGGACGGAGGCTGACACATGGCGAAGCGAACACAGGGCGAGTTCCTGACCGAGACGGTCGCCTGAATAGGTGGTAGAATGACCCGGAGAACAGGCGGCGGGCGGGGCGGTTGATCAGGCGGTTGATAGACGAGGCCCAGTGCCCCTGAATGAGGGGCGGCCTTGAACTATCGTAGGCTAGACGAACATGCCGAAGAAGCCGAACCAGTGGCAGCACAAGCGGTCGACGGCCCTGATTAAACGGGAGAAGGACATCGCCCAGGTCGCCGAGCTGCACCTTGAGGGCCTGACCTTCCGCGAGATCGGGCTCCGCCTGGGGATGGCCGTCGCCGTCGCTCACGCCAGGTATCGGGACGCGATCGAGCGGTATAAGGAGCGGGCAGCCGAGGCCCACGACGCGAGGGCTGCGGCGTACCGGGCGAAGCGGGAGTTTCTGTACCGGGAGGCGATCGCGGCGTGGCGGCGGTCGCAGGTCGAGCAGGAGCGGAGGCGGGCGAGGAAGCGGCAGGGCCCTGCCAAGGCAGGGGAGGGCGACGAGCCGAACGTAGTCGAGTGGACTGAGGAGGAGATCGAGGTCAAGAAGCTGCTGGGCGACCCGCGGTTCCTGGCCGAGGCGGACAAGCAACTGAACGCCCTGGCCAGGCTCGATGCGTTGGATGCCCCGCAGAAACATGAGATTACAGGCAAGGATGGCCAGCCGGTCAACCTCTTCCAACTGCTCTTGCAGGCCCCGAGGGGGCCAGCCGTGGAGATCGGCGAGGATGGCGAGGAGCACGTCATCGAGGCGTCGTCCACACCGTTGCTGCCTGGGCCCGACGGAGGCGACGGGAACGGTGAGGGATTCGAGGACCTGTGAGGGATCGGCCATGATAGCTTCACCAGAACCCGAGACTTATTGTTCGTCCTGCCGGGATTTGCCGGAAGGCACCTCGACGGGGACGTGCTCGGCGACCTGTGCCAGTCGCGTAAAGTATCGGGAGGCCGCGATGGTCGCTGCGGAAGCCATGCTGGCCTGCGGCGAAAGGATCTTGCCCGAGGCCCCGCCCAAGTTCCAACCTCTGCCTACGGCGAGCCCACACCACGGCTGGCCGCGGCCCATCGTGTTGCAGCGTACCGCCCATCGCCAGGTGGCCCGGAAAAAGAAGAGGTTCTGAGTCGATCCAGCAACTAGCCGCATCGTTGGGAGGAAAGTGAGCTATGGTAACCTTGCTGTATATTTTGTTGGGGATAGTTTCCGTCTACGTTGGCGGGGTTGTCGTCGTGTTTCTGTATGGGATGACCCGGCGGTGGCATTTCGGCCCGGTCCCCCAGATGTTGGTCGTTGCCCTGGCAGCCATCTTGTGGCCGCTGTACTTGTGGCATATGTACTTGTGGCGTAGATAGGAATGTCTGAGTCGATCCAACAGCGGTCCGCGTCGCTAACCCGGTACCGCTACGAGCCCCTGGAGTTCATGCGGCGGCTGTGGCCGGGGATCAAGGTCTGGCAGAAGCAGCGGGAGATCGCCGAGTCGGTGGCCCGGAACTACGGGACGATCGTCCACTCGTCGATCGAGAGCGGCAAGGGCTGGATTGCCGCGAGGTTCATCCTGTCATTCTACGCCACGCGGTTCCCGTGCAAGGTTATCGGGACCTCGATTACCCAGCCGCAGCTAAGGGACTCGCTGTGGGGGGAGATCGACGCGGCGCTGCGTGAGCCGGCGGTAGGGCCGGACGGCGAGCAGGTTACCAACGCGAACGGCGACCCGATGCTGGTCCGGGAGCTGCTGGGGATCGACGTGGTCCACATGGAGCTTCGGCGGCTCGACGAGAACAGACGCCCGCATGGTAACGACTGGGTGAGGCTGCGGGTGGCCCGCGATGTGGAGGGGATGCACGGGATACACCTGCCGCCGATGGACGACGGAGGGCCAACGGTGCTCGCGGTATTGGACGAGGCCAGCGGCATCTCGGACAAGTTCATCGAGGGTCTGGAGGGGCAGGCCCACCGGATGCTGGTGGTAGGTAACCCGCTGAACATGGCGGGCTATTTTGCGCGCAAGATCCGGGCGGGTGATGAGCCGGACCGGCTCCATCCCGGCCGGCTGCGGTGGAAGGTGATCCACATCGACGGGGCGAAGACGCCGAACGTCTCCGCCGGCCGCAAGTGGGAGAAGCGGGGCCGCAAGGGGCCGCTGCCGCGACCGCCGCTGCCGGGGATCATGTCCTACGCGAGCTACGTGGCCTACGATGCCGAGTGGGATGAGTACAACAAGAGGACGCGGCTGCGCGGGCTGCTGCCGGAGGGCGACGAGGCCACCGTATGGGTGCCGGAGGCGTGGCTGGCGGAGGGATTCAAGGCGTGGCACGAGATCGACCACGACTGGCGGCGGGAGAACCTGCCCCGCTGGCTCGGGGTGGACGCCTCGCACGGCCGCGGCGACCTGGTCTGCTGGGTGGTGATCGACGCCATGGGTATCGTCGAAGTGAGAGTGGCGGACCCGGAGATCATGCGGGACAAGTACGGTCTGCCGGACACGGTAAAGATGCTGGAGATCACGCGGGAGCTGATGACGCTGCACAATATCCCACCGGGCCGGGTGGCGGTGGACGCGGGGGGCGGCGGGCAGGACGCCGTGGGCGACCCGATGCGGCGGGCCGGGCAGGTGGTGCAGCTAGTGGACTTCGGGGCGGCGGCCTCTAGGCGGCGTAAGCGGCAGTACAAGAACCGGCGGGCCGAGATGTACGGGCTCCTCTCGGGCGTGTGCAACCCGTCAAACTGGCGGCGGGTGGAGGAGGGCGGACGCTGGGAGCGGTGCTGGGCGATGCCATCGGATGACCAGTGCAAGGCCCTGGCCGAGGAGCTGCCGATGATCCCCAAGCGGTACGACAGGGAGGGGAAGCTATACCTGCCGCCGAAGACCAAGCGAACCCCGGAGTCGAAGGAGCAGACGCTGATGGAGATCCTGGGCCACTCCCCGGACCGGAGCGACGGCGCGGTCCTGGCGGTCTGGGCGATGCGGGGCGGGCCGCTGTCCCCGACGGTAGGCCGCCCCCTGGTCCTGACGGAGCCGAAGCCGGAGCCGGGCGGCGAGGAGCCGGAGCGGTCGGACCTCGTGAAGCGGATATTCGGCCCGGGGGGCGGGGGCCGGGAGGAGAGGCCGTGGACGAGGGACGAGTTCTGGGGCGACGACGAGGTATAATAGAGGGCGGTTGTTGTGAGCGTCGCACGAAATTGCCGCTGAGGCGGTGGGAGGAGAGTGTGATTAAGACGATCAGTGGAATTCGGCCCGCCGTGCTTTAACAGAAAGGAGGGTGTGGTCATGGGCGCAGAGACGAAGATCCAATGGGCGCACCACACGTTTCAATCCCTGGAGAGGCTGTGCCAAACTGACGGCTGGCTGTGACCACTGCTACGCCGAGCGCTACTGCATCCGGCAGCCCGCGAAGTTCGGCACCATGGGGCCTTACGGCGAACGGGTCTTCGCGGCCGAGTCGACCTGGAGGCAGCCGCTGTCGTGGAACCGCAAGGCCGAGGAAGCGGGCCAGCGTCGGCGGGTCTTTCTGATGTCGCTAGGGGACTTCTTCGAGCGGAGCCGGCGCGACGAGATTGCGTGGAGGCAAGATGCCGCGGCTCAGCGGGTGGCCAAACTGTGGGCGAGGACGCCCTGGCTGGACTGGCTGATCCTGACGAAGCGGCCTAGCACGATGAGGAGCTGGCAGCGGCGTTATCGGCCCCGGGGCCTGCCACCCAACGTCTGGGCCGGGGTCAGCGTCGAAGACGCGATCTGCTACCCCCGCATCGCACATCTGATCGACACGAAGGCGGCGCTGCGATTCGTGTCCGTCGAGCCGCTGCTGGGGCCCGTCGAGCTGTCCTGCCTGGGGGATTGGATTAACTGGGTGATCGTGGGTGGCGAGTCCGGTCCGCAGGCCCGGCCGATGCGGCCTGACTGGGCTCGCCGAATCCGTGACGCCTGCCGGCGCGCGCATGTGCCCTTCTTCTTTAAGCAATGGGGCGAATGGGCACCCGTGAATGCTTTGGACATAGAGACCGCCGTTGTTCTGGCAGACTACGACCGACACTACTGGCACAACATTGCCAGGTCAAGTTTTCGCGTCGGCCGCAAGCGTGCTGGTCGCAAGCTGGACGGTCGGACGTGGGACGAGGTCCCGGAATGAACAGCCCGGTCGAGCGGCAAGGCTGAGCGGTCCGTTTTGCTTATCCCCTTTCCGTAGGGGGCTGGCGCCGGACTGGTCGAGTGGCACTGAACTTCGGAACTCCACTTGACCAGCTCCGTCGCGGATGGGTAAACTTAGCGCATGAGGCATTTGTGGGCGACGATGCTGCGGTGGCTGAACCGGCGACGCGCCTCGTCCGGGGAAAGGCGTCTGGCCCGCGAGGTGGGCCGGCTGGAGGCCGCCCTGGACGAGGCACGGGCCGAGGCGGAGACGCGGGTCGAGGCCGCCGAGACGCGGGCGAGGGAGGCGGTGGCGGAGGCCGACGCGGCGGTGATGGAGCGAAAGGTGCTATCGACAGCGGTGGAGCGAATTCGCAGTCACTACGAGGCCGACATCTCCGCGGCGGCCAAGCGTATCGCGGAGGGGGGCAAGCCCTGAACGGGAGGACGAGCCGATGGGAGCCATCGCTGACACGCTGAGGGAGAGCCGGGACAGGACCGAACAGGCCGTGTTCCGGCACCGGGCGGCGGTCCCGTCGAGGCAGTCGCTGATGGCGGGCGGCGGCGTCGTGCTCGGCGAGTCGCAGCTATCGACGGGCCTGTTCGGGGAGGGCGCCGTGGAGCGGGAGATGTACGGCCACTACCGTGGCTGGACCTACGCCGCGATCCGGCCGATAGCCCAGACGATCGCCGGGCAGCCGGTAGGGGTGGGCCGGGAGCTGGGCCCGATGGAGAGGCCGCGGTCAGGCAGGCTGGCGACGAAGGCATCGCTGCCGGGTTGGTTGAAGCAGGCCGAGGTCGAGCAATACGAGACGCACCCGTTGTTGGACGCGATCGCGAACCCGAACCCGGTGATGACGAGGTGGCACCTGCTGTACATCCTGATCGCGTCGCTGGAGATCGCCGGCGAGCACCTATGGTGGATCGTGGCGGGCGAGGACGGGCCGGTGATCTGGCCGGTTCCGTCGCTGTGGTTCGAGCCGGTACACAGGGACCGCAAGCCGTTCGCCGCGTGGTCGATCACGCCTGGCGGCCAGGGCGAGCCGGAGGAGATCCCGAACGATGAGGTGGTCTACTTCCATTACCCTGACCTGGCCGACCCACTGGGCTGCACCTCGCCGGCCATGACGCAATCGAGGGCGATGTCGGCGGACGAGGCGATGCAGGACGCGCAGGCTAACACCTTCCTCAACGCCCCGTTCCCGAAGCACGCCCTGGTCGTCGGCGACGTGACCGAGGATGGCGAGAACCTGGGGCGGCCCGTGCTGGAGCACGGGCAGAGGCAGCAGCTCTACGCGGAGTTCAAGCGGCTCTACACGCAGACGGCCCAGTATGGCCTGCCGATCATCCTCGACCGGCTGATCCATGACATCAAGCCGCTCTCGAACAAGCCGAACGAGATGGATTTCACCGACAGCGGCAAGGTGACGAAGGACCGCATCTTTCTGGGGCACGGGACGAACCCGGTGATCGCGGGCGAGATCGAGAAGGTGAACCGGGCGTCGAGCTATGCCGCCCGGAGGCACTTCGCCGACCACACCGTGAACCCGAAGATCGAGCTGGTCAGCGAGGTGCTGACCCGAAGCCTGGGCCCGATCGTGGCCGTCGAGGGCGAGCGGCTGCGGGTGTGGATCGAGCCGTACGTGCCTGACGACCGGGACGAGCGGCGGCGGGACCTTGACCTGGCGGCGAAGTACGGCAGCGTGACGAAGGACGAGCTGAGGGGCGCGCTGACCCACCTCAACCTGGAGCCGATGGACGGCGGCGACGCGGTGGCCGCCCCGCCGATGCCCCTGCCGGCTGTAGTGTCGTCAGGGAAGTCGGCGGACGAGCCGCCGGACATTTCCATGGCACTTGACCAGGAGGCGCGGGTCAAGGCGTGGCTGAAGGCCCACAGCCGGCACGAGGCGGGGCTGCTGGAGGCGGTGCATACATTATTCTTAGAGCAGCGGGACTCGGTGACGGCCCGGCTGTACGAGGTGCTGGGGGAGCTGGAGAAGGCGGCGGGGGACGCCGGCGGGCTGGTCGAGGTGATATTCGACCCGGACGAGTGGGAGGAGCGGCTGGTGGAGGTCTGCCGGCCGCACCTGGAGCGGGCCGCGGCCGTCGGGGCGGTGCGGACGATGGAGCAGGTCAAGGCGACGAAGGCCGGGCCGAGCGCCGAGGAGCTGATGGTCGAGTTGACGCCAGCCGTGCGGGCCAAGATCGACGGCGAGCTGGAGACATTGCTGTCGCGGCCCTACTGGCCGGACGTGCAGCAGACGACGCGGGCGAAGCTGGCCGCGACGCTATCCGAGGGCGTGCAGAACGGCGAGTCGCTGCACTACTTGGCCGCGAGGGTAGGCGACGCCCCGACGGTGCCGGTGGTCGACCCGGGGGTGTTCCCGCCGGGGACGGTGTTCGGCACGAATGCCGTGCTAGGCAGCGAGGCGTCGCGGCGGCGGGCCCTGCTGATAGCCAGGACAGAGGTCACAGGCGCTCTGAATTGCGGTCAAGCGGCCCAACAAGAACAACTATTCAACGACGGCGTGACGGACGGCATGGAGTGGATGGCGATCATCGACCAGTACACGCGGGGCAGCCACGCGGCCCTAAACGGGGCGAGGGCCCCGGGCGACTACCCGGTGGGCAAGTGGGACGTGGGCGGGCACGTAGCGCCGTACCCCGGCCATCACTCGCTGCCGGCGGCCGAACGATGCAACTGTATCTTGCCCGGCCAGCTAGTCGAAGGGCGATTCATCGCTGGCACCAAAGCCTATTACGGCGGGCAGGTCTGCGAAATCATAACGAGAGGCGGCCGGCGGCTCACCGTGACCCCACAGCACCGCATACTTACCGAAGACGGATTCGTCGCTGCCGGCTCGCTGCACCAGGGCGAGAAGTTGCTGGCCTACAACGTCCAGGCTGAAGGTCCGGGATTCATTTCTGTAGGTCGCGATCAGATATATCACGAACCAGCCCTGATCGAGGATGTATTTGAGGCGTTGCGATTGGCTGCTGACGTGTCCGACAAGGGGCTTGTTGAAAGACGCCGCGGGCTGCCGGACGACTTCCACGGCGACGGGCGGGGACTTCGTGGAGAGGTCGAGGTTGTATGGGCCGACGGCTCGTTGCTTCTCGAAGGGATACCCCGCCCCATTGAGAAAGGCGTGGAAGACATCTTCCCAGGGGTAGATTTGGGTCTGGGCCGCGTATCTGCCAGCTGCTCGGTTGGCGACGGCAGAATCGCCAGCGACGCGAGAGGTGCTTGCATTGCCGGGATCGGGCAGCTTGGCCTTGGCCTTCCAAGCAGCACCGCATTGGCGAAGGACAGCAGAACGGTCGCCCTTGAGTGCCTGCCACTTGACGAGTTCAGCTTCGGATCGGCCTCGCATCTTGACGCCGCATTTCCTGAAGCGATTAAAGAGGACGTTGCGGCCGTAGCCGGTCTCGTCGCTGATCTTCTTGAGCGACTTCCCGGCCTGGTACTGCTCGACGAGGTCGTCGAGGTTCGGAATCGGAATTTCACGGGACATGTGTACGACCTCCAATCTGTGAACGGCCTCATTATAACAGAAGGCATCGGCATAAGCAACTGCCGATGTACATTGGCTCCCGTAGTGGAGTAGATCATAGCAGGACCCTGTCGTTATCCGTGTTCGGTTTGCGGCTGCACCCGCTGGACGGTTGGTTGGGGCGGCCCGCATCTTGACTGGTGCGGTGAATGCGGACGACTCACCTTGCACAATCCGGACTGAGGCCGGGAAAGAGGGGACTCATGGCCACGGAACCGAAGCTGTTGACGCGATGGCACCAGGTGTATAGTAGGGTGGTGGTCCGAGTCACGGAGGTCCCCCCGGAGGTCATAATTCGATTCGAGGACGGGTCGTACGTGGTGGTCGAGGGTGATCCGATAGAGGCCCCCGACGTGTACACGCTCTGGCGGGGTAGAGTGATAGACAAGGCGGAGTACGAGCGGCAAGTTGACGCTAAGGTACACGCGGAACTTGCTGCGGACGAAGAGACTGAAATGAGCATCGGAGTTGAAAGTGATCGACTTTTGACGCGCGAAGAGGCCGCGAAGCTGTTGAAACGGCGGGCTCACTTCGAACACTGGGAGGATGCGGTCGGCAAGACGGTGTCCCGGATCGAGGAGATTAAGGCACCGGGCGGCAGCTCCATCGTGGCGATCGAGTTCGAGGACGGGGCCACCTTGGCTATCGGCGGGGGCGTAACCCGCGACGCTGATTGTTACGTCGAGCCACTGGACGAAGAGATGCTCGCGTCTTGGCGGGAAGATGCCAGTTGACACCACCCCGCCAGGGGGTGCCTCGGAAGGGCCGCAACCACTTGGGGACCGCCTGTTGCCTGGCGAAACGCCTGTTGACACCGCCCCGACCAGGGACGTAGAATAATGATTGACCTGGGGCCGCCGAAGAACAAGCTGCTCGACGCGACGGAGTACCGGGCGGGACGGGCGGTGGCGAGTTTGAGCGAGCAGATCCAGCGGGTAGCCGGGCGGGACTTCTTCGGGCGGACGGCGGTCGAGGTGCTCTGGGAGGCCGGGCAGATAACCGTGGTCAGGGCGAGGGTGGAAAGGACGGAGCGATGAATCGCCGGAACTTCTTCGGATGGATCGCGGCCATAGCCGCCGGAGCCGCACTGCCGTGGCGGAAATCTGAAGCAACTGAACTGGTTCCTCAGTGCTTTGCCGCAGACGTGTCGCGTGGGTCGCAGAAGGTACGGGGTACGATGAGCGGGGAAGGCTCGCCGGGATTCGATTCGGGCCAGTTAGTTTCGCTACACTTGCAGTCCAACAGGTGGAAATGGCGATTCCGGGCGAGGATTACACGAGTCGGTGTCTCAGGGGCGGACGACGGAAAACAGATATGGACGGCCAGCTATGAATCGCTGGGCAGGATCATGGTGAAGATGGAGCGATGAAGCGACGCGGCTTTCTCCGAACGGTGCTCGGTTTGGCTGCGGCGGCGTTATCGCCATTGGCGGTCGCGGGCAGAAGCGTCAGCGTCGAACCGATGGGTGATTTGGTTTTCGCAGACCGCCGACATTGGCGTCGGTATCGTCGCATCAAAATACGGAGCATTCAATAACGCTAGAGCCGGCGGGAAGGCGTAGTCGCCTCCTCAGTTTCATACGCTGAGAATCCTGGTGCAATTCCAGGGCCGGCCACTTGACACAACTGGGTATCGGAAACACCGGGCCCGTAACCTCACGCAGGTTGCGGGCCTTTTTCTTTTGCGGGAGCGAATCATGGCGACGGCAGAGCTAGACACGGCTGGCCCGATCCTGGACAGCCTACGGGGCCGGAGGCCGGACGGGAGGTGGGGCATCGGCACGGCCAGGAGCTACCTGGACGCGACGCCGCCGAACCTCTTCGGTGTCTCGCCTTCGGAATGGCAGGCGGTCATGGAGAAGGCTGGCGGCACGCTGACCTACTGCGAGCAAGGAGCGACCATCGAGCCGCTGCCATGGAGCGTCCTGGGGGAGGAGGGCCGCCAGCGGCTCGGCCGCAACATGGAGCTGCTGCCTGTCAAGGCGGCGAAGAAGCCGGCGGGACTCGATGGGTTCGTTCTGGTGTTCGACTACACCTTGACGACGGTGGACGAGGACCGGGACTTCGACATCCTGGAGCCGAAGGGCGCGACGGTCGACGAGCTGGGCCCGCTGCTGTTCAACCACGTCTCGATCCAGCCGATCGGCAAGTTCATGAAGATCCTCAAGCGGAACAGCAAGCGGCTCGCCGAGCAGTCGGCGATCATGGACTTCCCGTTCGGCCGCGATGTGGCACAGATGGTCGAGTTCCAGGTGCTCCGGCGGATGTCGCACGGCTTCCTGCCGACGAAGTATGAGGAGCGCAGACCGAAGAAGGGCGACGAGGAGGACGGGGCTCTCGGCTGGCACATCCTGGAGTACGAGATCATGGAGCGGTCTGTGGTCTCGGTGGCGAGCAACCGCGGGGCGATCATCGAGGCGTGGAACCTGCTGGGCGAGAAGGGCTTCCAGGACAATCGGGTGAAGGGCTGGCTCAAGAGCGTCTATGAGGCGAGGCCCGTGATTGGGCGGGGCTTCAGGCCGGAAGCGCAATTGATCCGACAACCCGCCGCAGCCAAATCGACCAGTTCGACGTTCGATGTGTGGCGGGAACACCTGGAGCCGGCCAGCCTGGAGTATGACTGGGTGAGCCGCTACATCGGCTGCCAGGTCAAGCACCTGTTCTGGGTGCACACGGCTGTCCCCCGGGCCCGCGTCGGGTCCTGGCTGACCGGACTACGGGAGATCCTGGCCGAGTACGATGTCGAGGACACGAGGCACATAACGCACGGCGGCGACGAGCTGCCGCCGAAATACGAGATCATCCAGCTCACGCCGGAGAAGACAGAGGACTTCCTTGTCCAGGGCTTGCAGTTCCGCTGCGGCACCCGGCGGAAGTTCGTCGTCGGGTTCGAGCCGTACTACGGCATGTTAGAGGTGACGTTCTACACGTCGGATAAGGAGGAGGATCGGCAGTTCGCACGCGACGTGATCGACAAGACGTGGCAGTGGTCACGGCAGAACAACTTCCTTAAGGGACAGGCATTCAGCCTGACGGGCGGGTTCCTGCCGAAGACGGATGAGCAATGGGACGGCCTGTTCCTGCCGGCACGGAACAAGGCCCCGGTCATGCGGGCAGTCGGCTCACTCAACGAGACGCGGGCCGCTGCACCGAACCGCGGCATGGTCCTAATGGGCCCTCCGGGAACCGGAAAAACGCTCTCCGCCCGGATCATGCGGAACCAGGCGGAGGCCACGTTCATCTGGGTCGCAGCGAGGGACTTCTGGCAGGTGGGCGTATACGGGGCCTTAACGCACGCCTTCGATCTCGCCCGCGAATTAGCCCCGTCGATAGTCTGCTTCGAGGATGTCGACAACTGGATGGGCAGGGGCGGCACCGAGGACCTGCTCAAGAGTGAGATGGACGGCATGGGGCGGTCATCCGGCATCGTCACGCTGCTGACCACGAACTACCCGGAACTAATCCCGGACTCATTGATCGACCGGCCTGGGCGGTTCCATGACGTGCTCCTGTTCGACCTGCCAGATGCAAAAACGAGAGCGGCCATGCTGGCATCGTGGCTGCCGGAGGCGGCGGAAAAGGACCGGAAGAGAGCCGTCGAGAAGATGGACGGATACAGCGGTGCCCACATTTCCGAGTTGGTGCAGTATGCGAGGGCGGTCCGAGAGGAGGAGGACCTACTGATCGGCGAGGCCCTGGTCAAGGCGATTGACAAGATCGAGGAGCAGCGGGAGCTGATTAACGGCGTGCAGCTCGAAGGCAGCCGCTACAAGCCTACTCGCTCCATGGTGTTACGGTCGAAGACGGTCGCCTTCGGAAACAAAACAGAGGGAGCGGTTGGCTCCGCCGCGGAGGTCAAGGGGATGGTCCCCGGCAACCCGCCCGGCGGATCGGGCGAGGGAGCCGAGGGCATATGGCGGAAACTGCGGCTCAGCGACTTCACCGACAAGCAGTGGGGCGAGCTGTCGGCCGCAGAGAAGGGCAAGATCAAGCGGTACTTCGCCTGGCACCCGGGCACCGTCGAGACGTTCGACGACCTGAAGCTCGGGCACCACTTCCCGCCGGGGAGCGACGACGCGGGCAAGGCGAGCCTGAACGGCGTTCGCAACGCCCTGGCGAGGGCTAACCAGGTAGACGGGATCGGCGACGACCTGGAGCGGGTGATGGAGCACCTGCGGGCTCACCTGCCGGAGAAGGGCCTCGTAACGCGAGGGAGGAATGACCAGCGAATACGGTGGAGCCGGGACGATATGGCCGCGATTGTCGGTACAGAGGATGTGCCTCGCCGAGTGCGGGAGCTGGCGGTAGGGGCCGCCTCAAGGTTGAACGAGGTGCTACGGAGCATCGAGGTATGTATCGAGGGGGACGAGAAATCAACGGGCAAGGGGCCGGAGGTCATCTTCGCCTGGTTGGCGGCTGCGGCGACGCAGGAGGAGTTGAGGCAGGCCAAGGCGGTAATCGATGGTAGGTTGCGGCAGAAACGCAACCGGAGCTGGCGGAGGCTGCTCGGCCTGAAGTGAGTCGGAGGCGACTCCGGCAATGTGCTTTTTCAGAAAGGAGTTCCGAAATGGAACTTACAGAAGCGTTGAAGAAGTGGGCCGTCGAGAATCTCGACGTGGCCGCCGATGCCTCCGATGACGAGTACAAGTCGGCGATCACGAAGGCGATCAGCGATGGCACGCTGGTGGCCGGGAAGTACGCCGAGCTGATGGCGGAGGACCCGGATGTGAAGGAGGAGCTGGGCAAGCTGCTGGCCGAGGCCAACGCCCCGATGATCGTGGGGCTGGGCGAGATGACGCAGGCGATCGGCACGCTAGCCGAGAAGATCGGCGAGAGGCCGCCGAAGCCTGCCGGCACGGATGACGGCGAGGAGGCCGCCGTCCCGAGATCGGCCGATGAGGCCGCCGACCAGTTCAACGAGCGGGTCGAGAAGCGGGTCGACGAGATCATGGCCGGCCGCGAAAAGGCCGCGGAGGGCGAGACGCGGGCCGACTTCGCCGCCGCGTTCATGGCGAAGGCCGCGGCAGGCAAGAGCAACCCGCGGCTGAAGGCCCCGGTCGAGCGGTACTCGATGCAGCGCAAGACGCTCGTCTGTCCGCAGACGATCGACGGGACGAAGGGTCACCCGCTCGCCGGCCAGCCGGCCAGGCGGTTCGGGCCATCCGGCCCGCCGCTGCAAGAGCCGAGCGAGGCGGACATGGCGGTCTGCGGAGCGTTCGCGAAGTACCAGTTGCTACGCGGCACGGTCGGTCCCAGCGCCTGCGAGGCCCTGCTAAACGAGCACGAGCGCCAACTGATCCTCCACGCCCTGCACGAGATGGAGTGGACGGGCGTGGTCGGGGTGCTCGGCGGACAGGAGGCCCGCGTGGACCTGAGCGGAACGGAGGTGAACGACCGGAAGCTGACGCCGCCGGAGCGGAAGGCGATCCTCGACGACACGACGAGCGGCGGCAGCTACGCCATCCCCCGCGTGTTCGACGAGGCGATCGCCGCCGCCCCGATCCTATTCGGCGAGCTGGCCCCGCTGGTCGACATGAAGAACCTCACGAGGGGCTCGGTGGTCGATGGGAGCACGTGGACCGACCCGAGCTTCGGCCCCCAGACCGAGGGCACCACGTTCAGCGTGGTCAGCACGGCCGGCCTGATCGGCAACCTCGACACATCGATCTTTGCCGCGGTGGCGGCGATTGAGCTGGGCCTCGACTGGGAGTCGGACACGCCGATCAACTTCGGCACGTACATCGTGCAGAGGCTCGGCATGAAGCTCAAGGAGTGGATGGACGAGCAGATAGCGATCGGCGACGGGACGACCGAGCCGACCGGGATCTTCACGGCGACGGGCGTGGGCACGTCCAGCTCCAGCAACGGGACCACCGGCCCATTCACCCTGGGCGACTTCGAGAAGCTGGCGTTCGGCCTGACGAAGGCCATGCGCAACAGTAACCCGAGGGCGTGCGTGTACGTCACCAGCGACTACATGTACCGCCAGGCGAGGGGCGTGCCGGTCTACACGACCGACGCCCGACGGCTACTGGGCATGAACCACCAGTCGTACACGCTCCTGGAGCACCCGTGCAAGATCCAGGACTCGATCCCGACCGGGTCGATCGCGTTCGTTAACCTGAGCTACTACCAGATGTTCCGGCGGCTCGGGATTCAGATCCGGAACGTGGTCGAGGGCCAGACCCTCGCGTTGAAGAACACCAGGCTGATCGTCGTCCGCGCTCGGTACGGCGGCCAGCCGACGCTCGGGGCGTCGATCTGCAAGATGACCGACGGTCCGAAGAGCTACGGGAACTAATGTCCCCCGGCGGCCGGGCTGCCGACATGCGGGAGCCCGGCCGCCACCCTGTTTTCTTCTTAACCTTACGAGTGCTGCGGCAAGCACGAAGGGAGTTCCAAGATGAGCAAGGCGAGTTTAGGCAAGCCCGGCGAGATCGTGATCGAGCTGGACGACGGGCACAACAGCAACATCGAGTTCCCGCCCCTGATGGACTGGTTCCGCGGCCGGTGGGCGCCGGCCGGCATGGTGCCACAGAGCATGTCGAAGGGAAGCGCGGTCTGCCAGTTGGAGATGCCCGGCCAGTGCATCGCGCTGGACATGGGCAACCGGCGGGGCCGCGTGTTCGACCCGCTGAGCGAGCCGGAGAACAAGCCGGCCCTGGAGCTGTTTGACTCGATCGTGCGGGCCAAGGATGTGATGCACAGGGGCAGCCAGCCCGTCCCGGAGCAAGTGAAGGAGCACATGCAGGAGGATGATCTGGCGAGCTGGTGGTACTGGATGCACCAGTTGGTCGCGGTGCGGAAGGTGGCCAAGCTGGTCGCCGGCTCATTCGGCAAGCAGCCGCCCGGCGACCCGAAGATCGACTACTACACCGTGGACCCGCATGTCCCGAGGACGCTGTCCGAGATGGAGCGGTGGCGGGCCGGCAAGTGGAAGCCGGGGGCCGCAGACGCCAAGTGACGGAGGTTGGCCGTGCGAATAGCAATCGTCTACCCGCGGCGTTCGGCGTGGCCGAAGATGGAGTGGGTCGCCGAGGCGCTGTGCAACTGCGATCACGAGGTGGTCGGCTGCCACAGCGTGGGCGGGCTGCACGCGGCGTCTGTCGAGTGCGACCTGGTCCTCTTCGAGCAGCGGTGCGCTGGACTGAACTATGCCGACGTGGCCGAGATAGCTCCGGGAAGGCACGCGACCTGGGCGCAGTGGACGTTCGACCTGATGGCGACGGAGCCCGGGCTGCCGCTGGTCGAGCAGCCGAACCTGGGTCATTGGACGACCAGCAAGACCCTGGAGGCGACCGACACGCTGCGGATGATGCGGCTGATGGACGTGGTGTTCGTCAAGGAGCGGTCGCTGCTGGGCGAGTACGCCGAGCTGGGCGTGAACGCCCGCTGGCTGGACCAGGGCTGCCCGTCGTGGATGGGCCGGTGCGAGCATTCTGAGCGGCCGGAGTTCGATGTGTGCCTGTTCGCTAACTTCACGACGGCGGCCAGGCAGAGGCGGGGGGACGTTGCGAATCTCCTTCGGTGCAGCCGCAGCATCGTGTGGGCCGGGCATCCGGGCGGCGATCCACCGCCCGGGGTCCGGGCCATTCCGTTCGTCCGGCCCGAGGACCTGCCGGCCCTAGCGTCGCGGGCGGCCGTGACCCTGTGCGTCGACCAGCAGCACAATCTCGACGGCTACTGGAGCGACCGGCTCTGGCTGGCCCTCGGCATGGGGGCGTGCGTTGTTCGGCGAGAATCGCCCGGCCTCCCGTGCCACTGCGGCTTCTCTCGATACGCCACTGAGGCACAGTTGGATCATCATGTCGGTATCCTGCTGGGGCGAGCCCACACCGATCGAGAGGAATATGGGGAGGCTTGCCGCGACTGGGTCATGGCCAACCACACCTACGAGCATCGTTGCCGAGAGATGCTGAGGGAGATCGAGCGATGCGGACACCAGACAAGGGGAAGTGCCGCACCTGCGGCGGCCGAGGCGTGATCGCGGCCGTAGTGAGGCGGACGGGGAAAAAGTACACACGGCCGTGCCCTGCGTGCGGAGGCACCGGCAAGGGCTACGCCACGAAGTGAAGGGGTCCTCCAACGGACCGCGGCAAGAGTTTGTTTTTCGTCTTTCTTTCACAGGAGGGTCGTTATGAATCGGCGACATTTCACTGGACGCTTCGTTGCTCTCGGGGCAGCGTTGATAGCAAGCTTATTTGGTAAACGGGCAGAGGCGAACAACAGTTTGCCTAAAGATTCTCTTCGCGTGCCGATCACTGCCGGCGAAAGGTACGACAAGGAATACATCAAAACCGTGCTGGCTAAGGTCAAGGAAGTGATGGAAACCGAACCTCCGGAGGGCATGGAGGTTGCGGTCGTCTGGTCCTGGGCTGGCGAGGAGTGGCGGATCGCGGTGGAGTACGTGCGCGCGAAAAGCCGCTTGCGTTAGGAGCGATGCCGAGGCGACGCCTGACGAACTGCGTCGGATAGTGAGGATTTATCAGTCTTTCTTGCGCGAGGTGAAGACGGGTTCCTGCCAGGTCTCGATCATAGGGCAGTTGCGCATGTGTTTCCTGAACGATTCCAAACCATAGTATCAGGAAAGGTAGCCGGCATGGGCGGCGAGATAGCGGCATGGGTGGGCGTCGCGGTGGGCGGCATCGTATTCCTGGCGTCGGTGGCCGCGAGCCAGGTGTCGCTGCACATAAAGCTGACCAAGCTGGCGACCTGCCTGGAGCAGATCAAGAAGAACGACCTGCCCCACCTGGCGGCGAAGCTCGAACAGTTGACGGCCGAGTGTGTCGCCATGGGCAAGGCGGGCGTGGCCTTGAACGGGAGGCTAAGCCAATTGGAGCGATGGCGAGAGACGCGCGGGTGCAAGCCTGCGGAACGCGAACCCAAACAAAGGGAATGATCCGATGAGCAAACACGTGAAAGAGTGGCTCGGCGTCTACGCCGCGATAGCGAGTACGGCAATGCTCGCTGCAATCCTGCTCGGGGCGAGCGACTCGACGAACCGGCCGCCCCCGCCGTATCCGCGGGGGTACCAGCAGATCACGTCGCTGTCGTCGGCCACCTCGCTGACGATCCCGACGAACAGCCACTCGGCCCTGATCCAAGCGGAGAACCAAAGCATCCGGCTGTCAGACGATCCGGACGGCACGGCGCCCACGGCCACGACGGGACTTCGGATAGCGGCCGGCGATGTGCTTGAGTATGACGGGGACCTGCGGAAGGTCCGGTTGATCGAGGAGGCCGCGTCGGCCAAAGTGAACATCCTCTACTACGGGTTCTGACCATGAAACGGATTGCAATCTTCTGCGTGCTACTGGCCCTCGCCCTGACGGCCGTGGGGCTGTTGGGCGCAAGATACTACCAGGGTGGTCAATCCAAGCTGGTGACCACCGAAGCCGTGCAGACCGACCAGTTCCAGGTGCAGGCCTTTGCCGGTGGCGTGCGCGTGGCCCCGGTTGTCAGGGATACGGCCAACAATCCCGTGCTGGACTGGGGGGCCGGAGCCGAGTGGGACGATCAGGGCGTCAGGGATCCACGGCTGATGATCGACACTAGCGGTGATCCCGTAACGGAATCCGACAAGTACATCCTTTACTACACCGGCTACGCCGACTCCAGCACCCGCGCCATCGGTCGAGCGACCAGTAGTGATCGGGTTACTTGGGCCAAAGACGCTGGCAATCCGATTCTGGAAGGTGCTGGCGGCGAATGGGATGCAAACGGCACATTGGGTTGCTGCGTGATTAAGTTAGGCGCAAAAAGCTACGTGATGTTCTATTGTAGCCACACCGGCACAACGTACGGGGTTGGGCGGGCGACGAGCACGGATGGGATTAGTTGGACGAAGTACGATACAGACGGTGGGCCGATATTGACTGCGGCCGATTTTGCTGGCATCGGTGCTACAAACAGCATGGGGATTCCATATTGTATTATCAACAATGCTGGTAACTACATCCTATTATTCGAGTCGCTAGTAGGCACTCACTACCGGATCTTCGGGGCGACTTCCGCGGACGGGATCACGTTTACTGCGCTCAATTCGGGAGCTGCCCTGCTCAGCGAGGTCACCAGCACGTGGGAGGGTTATGGAGTAGCCAATCCCTACCTTTACCAGTTTGCCTCTGGTGAATATCTCTTAGGCTACAACGGAAGCGCCACAGATGGCTCCGAGTTCAGCATCGGTTTTGCCAAGTCCTCAAACCTTACAAGCTGGACGCGCTACCCGGGGAATCCGGTCTTGGTCCCGAGAGTGAGTCAAGCCAATCATTGGGAAAAGTGCCGGATTGAAGGACCCTGTCTATTCGGCGATGACTTCGGCACGTCGTCAGTTGGAATGCTCTACTTTGGCGTTCGGAATACATCGTCGTACCTCGCCCGGATCGGTTACGCCACCATCGACCAGACGGCGATAGTCGGTCGCGTGGGTAGTGGGCTCGGCGTGCGCCACGAGCTGATTCTCGGTCCGAACGCCAATCAGGCCATTTACAGTGACGGCACGAATCTGATCCTCCAGAGCACGACGGGCGAGGTGGTTCACGCTGAGCATATTTTCACTCATACGGTGGCAGACAACGGGAACGGCGGTCCGGCCACCTATACCCTTACGCCTACAGTTAAGTACAACCGGATCGGTACTTATGATTCAGACGGCCTTACACTGACTCTAGGTGAGACTGGCATTCGGGACGGGATGACGATTGTTATTCGCAACGGCATTGCGAATAACGTTACTATTGCGGATGCAGCTGATGTGCAGACCGTTGTTGGCGAGTCGATTACCCTGGCCCAATATGCGTCCGTCCGCTTTCGTTATTACAACGCTCCAGGGACGAGCGACCCCAAGTGGTTTCAGGAGACGGCCGTCTGCACGCCGGACTAGACCATGAAACACATCCTAGCTTTCCTGCTGCTGACGTTCTTCGCCGGATTCGCCCGTGCGGAAATCTACGTCGCTGCACCCAACACGCCCGATCGAATCAAGCAGCGGCCTGGCGTGCGGGTGTGCAAGACGACCGACGAGATTCAGGCGGCGCTCGACGACGCCTGGAAGGACGAGGACGACGTGGTAATGCACACGGGCGCCTACTCGGTCACCACGCCTCTACACGCCTATTGTTCGATTCGCGGCGAGGGTGCGGCCCGGTTTCGCTGGGACGGAAAGAAAAGTAAGGACTTCATTCTTACGGTTACGGGGGTTGACGGTGCCTGGATTCAACCCTCGGTCTCTAATCTGTGGTTTGATGGCGGGCAAAACGGCTCCAGTGGCTTGCTTGTCAAGAACGTACATCGGGCCGAGTTGTCCGGTCTGCGGTTTTACCGTTGCCGGGGGACAGGGCTGAAGGTGTTGGAGGGCTGGGTGCTTCTAGCCCGAAATATCCGCGTCGCCTACTGTCACGACTGCCAACCCGTCTACCTCTCCGGATTTTCGGCGGGCATCCTGGACATGCTTTCGATCGTGCACTGCGAGAACAACGGACCGATCGTGCGGATCAGCGGCTGTGCGGACGTGAGGCAACTTGGGATCGAAAACTGCGACGCGGGAAAGAACCCGGTCGTGCTGCTGGAAAGTTTCTGGGCGGGTTCTGTGTCCGGCTACATCACCGAGGAGAACAAGGGCACCTCTCACCTGTTGGTCCAGAACACGGATCAGGCCCGAATCTCGCGGCTCTCCCATTGGCAGACGGTGGACAGCCCGATGCCTGTAGGCGTGGTGGTGAAGGATTGCAGGCACACGGTCCTCGATGGCATGAGGGCTTGGAACACCTCCGAGGCTCTTGTGCGGTTCATCGGTTGTGACCCACGGGACACCTACTGCAAGCACTTGCATCACGAAGACTACGGGCAAGACTGGGGCGTGCAGCCGAAGCGGCTGATCGAATACGTAGAGCGAGAAAAGGGAGAGTGAGATGGGTCTAGACGCATTGAAAGCCGAATTGGCGGATGATCCGCTTAATAGAGGCTACTCCGGCATGACGGCCGAGCAGGTCAGGGCGAGCCTCTATGCGGTCGATCGTCCCGTTCCCGTCGAGTCGGTTACGGGGCAGCAAATCTTCGAGGCGGTTGTGCCGACCGATTACAAGGCCCTGTCGGCCGAGCACAAACAACTGTTTGGCACGATCGTGGGAATGGGGACGATCCTGGTCAGCGGCACGAATACCAAGGCGGCCCTGGCTGCCGTGTTTAACGGTGCCACGGCCACACTGAGCGCTTTGGTGGCTCTGCAAACGACGCTAGTCAGTCGGGTGGCGGAGTTGGGACTGGGCCCGGTGGCCCTTAGCGACATCGACAAAGCGAGGCTGTAGTCATGGCAACAAGTGAAATCCTCATCAAGGAAGATACCCCGATCGTCTGGGCGGATGAAACAGACTACGCCGCCGGTGCTCAGGTTGGCGGCACGCGGACACACGATCTCGACTTGACGGACCTCTTGTTCACCGCAGCACGCCAGGGCGAGAAGGCTGACCTTGGAGCAACTAGAGCACGGAGATACGCCATCACCCTGTCCGTAGAGTTTAAGACTGGTGAAGCTCCGGAATCAGGCGAAACGGTTGACTTGTATTGGGGGCCATCCGGGAGCGGCACTGCGGGGACCGCCAATCAGGGTGGGCTTGCCGGGACGGATGCGGCCTATACGGGGACGGCGGGAGACAGCTTGGCAGACTCGCTAAAACAGTTGGATTTCATTGGCTCTCTTATTCTGACCGTAGAGGTGGTGGGCACTCCGCAACGCCAGACGTTCGTTTTCTCGCCGCCGACTCGTTACGGCCAGCCGGTGGTTGTCAACAACACCGACGCGGAAGATTTCAACGATGTGGATGCCCAGGAAATGTACGTCCGCATGGTTCCCCTGGTTGATGAATCGCAATGAATTCCTCACTTAAAATTCCGAGCTACGGTACGGGTTTCGCCCGCTGTGCAGCGGAGGCGGAGTATCCTGAGCTTTGGAAGGGACTTGTGGGGCTGTGGGCACCGTACCTGGGGGCGACTGGACTGACGCTACATGATTGGGGTGGGCGAAAGAATCACGGCGCGCTGACCAACATGGACCCGGCGACGGACTGGGTGCCGAGTCTGTATGGGCCGGCCTTGAGATACACGGAAAATGATCGTGTAGTTTGCGGTAACCTCATTAGGCTAAATGGGGCGGCAAAGGCGAGTTGGTCTTTTTGGATTAGGCCATCGCGGGTGGACCATTCAAATAAGTATTTCTGCTCACACAACGCATTTGCTGGCTACGCCATCAAACAAGCGCAGTCGGGAATCCGCGCATACTTCGGCAGCACAAGCAACTATGCGTGCACCGGCAACGGCTTCCTCTCCGTCAACACCTGGTGTCATGTTCTCGTGGTTTACGATGGCATTGCAGCCACCGTGCGTATCTATATAGATGGCTCGGATACGAATGCGGGAATTACCGGTACCATACCGGGCACTCTGGGTTCTGGGGCAAATCCATTTCAAATCGGAGGGTATGGTTCTACCTACTACTTCGAGGGCTTAATCGGCCCTGTGGCTGTTTGGTCGCGTGATTTGGTTCCGTCTGAAGGGCTGCGACTCTGGAACCCCCACGCCCTCACTCGCCTCCGCCAGCAGATCTTCCCAGCAGCGGCGGCACCGCCGGGAGTGGCACCTACTTCCCACCTGTACGGTTCGTTAGTCGGTCCACTCGGAGGAGCCGTATAAATGGTCAGCTTCTACGGTGATTACAACCTGACGGAGACGGTGAACATCCCGTTCAATACGTTCACCAGCGACGACCCCTCGGCGTCGTGCACGGTCACGGATCTCGTGGCCGGCGACATCTACGTTCACAAAGACGGGGTGGAGGGCACGCCGGGGGGAATCACGGTTAGCCTGAACGTCGGGACTGTAAATGGAAATCACCTGGCGATACTCGACCTGAGCAACACGGACGACGAGGACTTCTACGCGGTCGGTGGGCGTTACCAGGTGCGCATGGAGGGTGTGACGATCGACGGGGCCACGATCAACGCCTGGATCGGGGCGTTCTCTATCGGCTGCACCCTGCGGCCGACCACGGTGGGACGAACGGTGGACGTGGAGTCAACCGGCGAGGTTGGGCTTGATTTCAACAACATCAAGGACGCCACCGGGGCTCACACGCTGACGAACATCACGGTACCCGTGGCGACCGCGGTGACGGACCGAGTCACGGCGGACATAACGTACATCCATGGCACGGCGTTGACGGAGACCGACGGCCAGCTCGCTGCGAGGTTTGTGAATTTCTTCGATCAGGCATCGGCCGGGTTCAATATCGCCACCGCACTGTCAAGCTTCAAGGCCACGGGGTTTGCCGTGGCGTCGGACGTGACGACGGCACATTCAACTACGGACGGCAAGATCGACGGACTAAACAACTTCGACGGCACGGGTGCGACACTCCATTCCGACTACAACGCAGCCAAGACGGCGGCCCAGGCCTCTGTACTAGGAGCCATGGACGATGTGGCGGCTTTCGGCGATCCTACCGAGAATGACACTATGATGCAGTACGTAAAGCAGATAGTCGACAGCTTAGTGGGCTCGACTGGAGTTGCGGCGTTTCCGACAGAGGCGGCACCGGCCAATAACGTCTCGCTGGCCGAGGTGATCCGGGCCATCCATGCCGACGTGACGGGATTGAATGGTAGTGCTATGCGGGGAACTGATAACGCGGCCCTTGCTGCAACGGCCCTGAGTACCGCGGTATGGACGGCCCCTCGGGCGGGTGCCCTGACGGATCTAATCGACGGGGGCAGATTGGACCTGCTGATTGATGCAATCAAGACGGCCGCGGAGCGGCTGACGGCGGCTCGGGCCGCGGTCCTGACGGATTGGATCAACGATGGACGGCTCGACGTGATTCTCGACGCGATCCTGGCGAACACCGGCACTGACGGTGTGGTTGTCGCCTCGGAAACTCAACAAGCGATCGCCGATGAGGTGCTGAAGCGGGCCGTGACGAAGGTAGAGGACGCGGCCGACAAGCACTCGCTGGGCGGGCTGGTCATGTTCGTGACCAACTTCTCGATCTCCGGTGACACGTTGACTGCGAAGAAGCCGAGCAATGACAGTCCCTTCCAAACCTACACGCTGACGAGCGACGAGGATGCGAACCCCGTGACGGGAGTTTCCTGACGATGGCCGCTGGCTGGTTCGACCTACTGGGCATGGGCCGCAAGATGGCATTACCCGTCTTGGCGAAGTTCCCTGGCGACACGGACTGGAGCCAGGCGGGCGTGGGCGACGCGGAGGTGGCGGCGAAGGCGGGCGAGCCAGGCGATAGCGACTGGAGCCAGGCGGGGGTCGGATCAGCAGCAGTGGCCGTGAGGGAGTCGTGACATGAGCTTCGAGGTCAAGGCTTACGCCAACCGGACGGTCGACTTCACGGTCACGCTGAAGACGAACAGCGAGGGCTACCTGCAACTACAGGCGGGCGACGTGGTGCGGGTGAAGGTCGGCCGGGCCGGGACTGTCGAGCTGGACCTCGACTCCGTGGCGGCGACGATGAACGGGTCGGTCGTGACGGTGGATGAGGTCGGCGACGGCTCGGCGACCCACGCCTCGGTGACGGTGCGGCTGGCTCAAGGCGATCTTGACGGAATGAGCGGCCTCTATTCGGTCGAGGTGCTTGTGGTCGATGATTCAGAGGTTAGTCCCGCAGATGCGATCAAGGCATGTGAGTATGGATGCCTTGGGGTGCTGCCAAGCATGAACGGTGACGTAGGGAAGACGTGATGATCTGCGATCGCGCGGAAATTCTGGCTTTCCTCGGCAAGGCGGGGAACGTAACGGACCCGGAGGATAGCCTTCTAATGATGCTGGCCCCGATGGTCGAGCGGTCGGTCAAGGGGTTCGTCGGCTACTCGGTCGAGCAGGCCACGCACACGCACTACCTGCCGAGGGACCGGCGGGGCGGGAACATCGACCCGGCCGTGCGGTACTACGACGTGCGGGGGGGCAGGGCGGTGGGGGCCACGGTCGGCGGCGTGGCCGAGGCGGCGATGCTGCTGGTGCCAGAGCTGCCGCTGAGGAGCATCACCAACCTATACGAGGACACGAGCGCGTACGCCGGGCAGGGAAGCGGCGACTTCGCGGCCTCGACGGAGCTGACCAGTGGGGACGACTTCTACGTGCAGTACGAGCCGGCCGGGCTGTGCAAGAGCGGGATCATCCACCGCACCGCCGGCTACTGGCCGGCCCGCAACGGCACGGTGAAGGTGGTCTACGTGGCCGGGTACACGCAGGCGGAGCTGAGCACGGGGATCGCGGCGGACATCAAGCTGGCCTGCCTGTTGGGCATCCAGCACGCCTTCGGGCAGCGGGGCGAGAGCGCGGGGACGATCAAGGCGGAGCGGTTGGGGGACTACGCGGTGACCTACGCGGTGGAGCGGGCCGGGCAGATGCCCCGGCAGGCGAAGAAGCTGCTGCAACCGTTTGTGTCTTACGGGAAATTCGTGTAATGAGCATCCAATCCCTCTGCGACAAGCTGGTAACGCCATACGCCCGGGTAAGGACCGACGGGGCGGCCGGGAGCGCCGCCTTCACGTACCCGACGGCGGGCGCGCCGTTCCATGTGAGGATACAGCCGGCCAGCTCGTACGAGCGGACGATCGCATTGCAGCGGGACACGGAGATCAGCCACGTGATGTACACGCCGGCCGACCCCGGCCTGAATGAGGGCGACCGGATCGTGTGGGACGGGCGGAACTTCGACGTGCAGGCGAAGGCGATCAACTTCGACGAGCAGGACCGGCTCTGGAAGCTGGAGGTTCTAGAGACCGGGCAGCAGCAGTGACATGGCGAAGAAAGCGACGATCCGATGGTACGGGCCGCAGGTGAAGGGCAAGGTGAAGACGGCGGCCTACAAGGGCCTGCGGCGGGCGACGGCCTACACGCAGAAGAAGATCAAGTTAGCGATCAGCAAGCCGGCCATGGTCGGCAAAGGCGGGGCGAAGAGCCCGAGCGCCAAGAGCAAGCGGAAGCCGAGACGCTACCAGCACAGCAAGCCGGGCGAGCCGCCGCGGGCGATCACCGGGAAGCTGAGGCAGTCGATATTCCAGAGCACAGACAGGAGGCGGATGCTCGGCAGCGTGGGGACCACGCTCGAGTACGGGGCGGGATTGGAGAAGGGCATCAGCCACGATTTCCCCATTCAGGCCAAGCGAAAGAAGTCGCTGGCGTTCCCCGGCTGGGTCCAGAAGGAAGCAGAATACAAGTTGGGCACCGCAATGTCGATCGCCAGTCACCAGACGGTAAAGGGCGGCGTCAAGAAGGGCAAGGGCGAGCGGTCCGAGTGGGGCTGGGTGTTTAGGAGGAAGGTGAGGCACCCGGGCATTAAGAAGCGGCCGTACCTGTGGGCCACCGTGAAGAAGAACAGGGTCAGGATCAAGGCCATCATATTCGGGGCGATCAAGCAAGCCATGAAGGGGCAGGTGAAGCTGGGGAAATGAGAGATGGCGACGTTCTACGCGCAGATCAAGAGCAAGTTCGACGGGGCCGAGACGCTGGTCGCCTCGCCGTTCAGCAAGCTCCACATGGGGGACAGCCCGGACAGCGAGGATTACCCGTTCTGCGTGCTCGTGCCGACAGAGGAGACGAAGCAGGCGGGGAGCTTCGGGTCGAACTACTACGAGGAGTCGTTCGCGTTTCACGCGGTGGACCGGACGCAGGAGCTGGTCGAGGCACACGGCGACCTGATCGAGGCGTTGTTCAAGGACTGCGAGATGACCCTCACGGTGACCGGGCTGACAGTGATCAGGCTAGACCTGACGGCCCGCCGGTCTTCGCAGCTCGAGGAGGACGTGTGGGACGAGGTGCTGGAGTACACGGCCGAGTACGAGAAGGCGAGGTGACGCGATGACCCTGAGCTTGACAGCCAAGATACGGGCGCGGCTGGAGTGGACCTACCAGAACGCCCTGGATCTGGCGACGGCGGAGGACGACAACCAGCTCGCCCTGCTGAAGTCGCTCACCAGCGGCACCAGCGGCGACCAGGTGAACCGGATGTGGCACGACCGCCGGCGGCTGTCGCAGCCGAGCGGGACGGACCTGCTCGACCTGGCCGGCGGGCTGACGGACGTGTTCGGCAACACGCTGACGTTCACCAAGATCAAGGTGCTGCTGATCCAGAACAAGGGCATGAGAAGCGGCTCGACCTACGTGCAGACGGCCGGGCAGGACATCCTGGTCGGCGGGGCGACGAATGCCTGGGCGGCCTTCCTGGACAACGACGCCAGCGCGAAGGTGAGGCTGCGCAGCGGAGGCCTGTTTGTATGGACGGCACCGGAGGATGGCGGAAGGGTGGTGGCGGGGACGAGCGACATCTTGCAGATGGAGTGGGCAGGGTCGGCGGCGTCGGGGGACGACATCGACTATGACATCGTGATTATGGGCGTCGTGTAAAGGCGCCCGCGTCTCGTTTAGTAAGGAGTTGACCTATGGCCAACGTATCAGGCAAGTACGGGCAGGTGGACGCGGGCTCCAGCACGTTCGCTGACTGCAATCACTGGACCATGGAGCTGGTCGCCGACGCCAGCCAGTTCGGCACGTTCGGCGGAGGCGGCTGGAAGACCGGCAACGTCGGTCAGTTCTCCGCGTCGGGCACGATCGAGGGGGCCTACGACTCGGCGTCTCCGGTCGAGGACACCATCGTACAGGGCACCGCGGTCACGCTGACGCTGTACCTCTCGACCGCGGCCGGCGGCACCGAGCGCAAGTACTCGGTCCCCGCGCAGATCACGAGCCTGTCGTTCGAGGTGGACGGCGACACGGGCGAGAAGGTGACCTGGTCGGCGAACTTCCAGAGCACTGGGGAGATCACGCCGCCGAGCTAATAGAACGAAAGGGCATCACCTATGGACGGATCGAGCCGCATGTTCGCGGCGCCCGCCGAGCTGACCCTGGGCGGGCGCCGCTTCCGGGCGGACCCGAGGATCGCCCGGCACTACGGCGAGATGGAGCAGCACATCCTGTCGCTTCGGCCGAACCCGATCGCCGTGGCGAAGGACAGCATGGCCCTGTTCGAGGGCGACCCCGACATCCAGACAGAGCTGCTTCGCCTAGCCATGGCGGAGGCCAGCCGGGCGAAGGCGGTCACGCGGGGTGAGCTGGCCGAGTGGATGAACTCGATCGACGGCACGGTCTTCGTCACCTGGCTGTCGATCCGGGACGGCGCGCCCGACGTGACGAGGGAGCAGGTGCAGGCATGGATGCTGGAGGAGATCGAGTCGGTCGCGGTGAAGCTGGCCGAACAGGCGGGGCTGACGGAAGACGCCGCGGCGGACCAGGCCGCCGGGCAGGTGCTCGACCGAGTACACGACAGGATCAACGCGATCTCAGGGGAGGACGACCTGGGAAACTTGACTGGCCCGCCGACGAGGGCGGGCCGACCGACCGAAGATACAAGCCGATCCCCTGGCGAAGGATCTGCCGGGACCTAGCCTCGGCCTACGGGTTCACCGCCGCGCAGGTGGCTGACATGACGCTCTACCAGATACGATCCTACTTGGCGAAGACGGAGGAGCTGGGCTCGGGCACGTTCCGGGTGTCCTCGGCCGAGGCCGCCGACGCGGCCCTCAAGATCCAGGAGTCCCGCCATCTAAGGGGGCTCACCTGATGGCGCTCAAGCTAGGCGAGGCGTTCGCTCTGATCGGCCTGAGAACGGGCCCGTTCGACGTCGGCATGAAGCGCGTGCAAACATCGTTCAAGAGCGGCATCGCGTCGATGGAGAAGGTCGCCGCCAAGGCCAAGATCGGCCTACTGCTGGCCACCGGCGGGTTCGTGCTCGCAGTGAAGGCCGCGGCGTCGTTCGAGCAGGCCATGGCCAGGGTGGCGGCCCTAACCGGAGCCACGGGGCCGGAGTTCGATGCCCTGAGCGAGAAGGCGAGGGAGCTTGGTCGGACGACCGTGTTCTCCGCGAGGCAGTCGGCGGAGGCCATGTCCTACTTCGCGCTGGCCGGCTTCGATGCTAACAAGATCCTCGCGTCGATGGCCCCGACGCTGAACCTCGCCGCCGCCGGGCAGCTCGACGTGGCGAGGGCGTCGGACATCGTGGCGAAGATCATGGCCGGCATGAAGCTGGAGGCCGGGGAGCTGGCCCACACGGTCGACGTGCTGACCAAGGCGTTCACCACGAGCAACACCGACCTGGTGCAGCTCGGCGAGGCGATGAGGCACGTCGGGCCGGTGGGCAAAGCATCGGGCAAGGACATCGAGGAGCTGGTGGCCGCGGTCCAGGTGATGAGCAACGCGGGCATCCAGGGCGCGGCGGCAGGTATGGCGCTGCGCAACATACTGATTCGGCTCCAGGCGGCACCGAGCGAGGTGCGAAAGGCGCTGGCTAAGCTCGGCGTCGAGATTGCGGACGAGTCGGGCAAGATGAAGCACCTGGGGGACATCATCGACGAGGTCAAGGCGGGCCTCGACAAATACACGATGACGGAGCAGCAGGCGATCATAGTGGCCCTCGCCGGGACCCGGGCGATGGCGGCCTTCAGCTCCATGATGGCCGAGGGCGGCGATGCGATCCGCGAGATGGAGAAGCGCCTGGAGGGGGCGGCCGGCACGGCCCAGAGGATCGCGGCGATACAGCTCAACACCTTCCAGGGCCAGCTGATCAAGCTCAAGTCGGCGGTCGAGGGCCTCGCGATCGCATTCGGCGAGCAGGTGCTCCCGGCGCTGAAGAAGATCACGGAGCGGATCACGGCGTGGACTTCGATGCTCGGCGGGGCGTCGGAGGGGGCGTTCGAGACGGCCGCGGCGGTCGCGGAGCTGGCGCTGAAGCTAGGCGTCCTCCTGGTCGTGTTGCCGCAGGTGATGAAGCTCATGTCGTCGCTGGTGATGTTGACCGCCGTCGGCGGGCCCCTGGCTCTGGGCCTGACCGCCGTCGCCGCCGGGCTAAGCATGATCGCGCTTGCCCACGCGGAGGCGGCCGTGACTGGAAAGACGTTCGGCGATGTCCTCTACGACAACATCAAGCTTTTGGCTGGACTGCGCGACGAACTCGACAAGCATGAGAAGATAAATAAGCGTATTGAGAGAAGCCGCAAAGAAGCGAGGGAAGCGAAATTAGCCCGGGCCTACGGCGGTGAAGAGTTCCGGGGGACGCCCGAAGACGTAGCCTTCGCCATGAAGGCGATCAAGGAGGCCGAGGCGGCCAAAGAAGGGGCGGCACATAGGATGGCGGCCCTCGAGGCCGACCTCGCCAAACTTGGCCAAATTCGGCTGGGGCGTGGCGGCTTTAAGGAGGCGGAGAAAATCTTCCTGCGATACACCAAAGAGGGCATCGCGGGCTGGCTCGAAAAGAAGACAGGCACACCTTTGAATGTTGCCGCCTTTGATCTGACTGGAATGATCTCCGAGACACAGCGGCGCATCAGGAAAAAGATGGGAGGGCCTCAGATGGAATTGCGGGTAGCAAGGCTGACAAAGGAAGGAGAGGAACACTATTTGCGGGAGGTTGCGCCCAAGTATCTAGGCCGACAAATCTTGGGGATGCTGCCCGAGAGCGTTCAGGCGGCGATACGACAGGGCGCGCCTACGCCGAGCTTGCGAGAGCGGCTCGGGGCGGCTGCGGGGCGGATCTACCCTGGCATGATGGGGGCGGCCGCCGCCGTGCCCGGGATACCCGGGAGGATACAGGAGCAGCGGGAGCGCCGCAAGGCGACGAAGGCGCAGGTCGAGGAGTTCGTGGCGGGCTTGAGGCGAGCGCAAAGCAAGGCGGCCGGGTTGCTCTGGCTCGGCCGGGAACGGTGGCGCGCGATGGGGGCGATCCGCGACACGGAACGCCGCACGGAGGAGGCCCGGGAGCAAGTTGCGAGGGGCCGCCGCACGCCGGAGTTCACGGCCATCGCCGATTTCGCCAAGTCGATCCAGAGCCGGATCTATGACAAGAAGCAGGTGGACTTGCAGGAGAAGCAATTGGAACAGCTCAAGAAGCAGCGGGAGATCCAGGAGAACCGCCTGAAGTCAATCGATGAGGCGCTAAAGAAGGGCATAGTGAGGGCCCAGTAATGACGGTATCGTACAAGGAGAAGAAGCGGGGGCTGAGCATCGGCCGCGGCGGCGCGACGGCCACCCGCGTGCTGGAGATCGCCGGCACGGACCTGGAGGCCCTGTGCGTGGAGCTGTTCTCCGCCCACTTCATCGCCAACCTCGGCTACTCGATCGGCAAGCGGGCGGCCCACCCGACCTATGACTGGCTGCTGGCCGACACGATCAGCTTCGAGGCGGGCGACCCCGAGAACCCGCCGTCGGCCGCTGACAGCGAGTACGACCTGATGGACGCGACGGTGACCTACCGGGGCGAGTTGATCTCCGGGGGGCTTGGCGACGCGAGCGAGGAGCCGGGCAGCACTCACCTGACGCACACGCGAACCGCGACGGCCGAGATGATGACGCTGCCCGGGCACGGGTTTACCTGGCAGAACGCGGCAGGCGACGCGGTGGGCGATGACATCGACACGGGGATCATCATCCCCACGATCACCCACCAGTGGACCTGGCACTACGTGATCGACCCGCCTTGGACGAACCTCCGCAAGTATTTGGGCTCAGTAAATAAGGAAGGGACACCCTACAATAACGCCAAGGCCGAGACGCTGCTGTTCGCCGGGTATTCAGCCAACAAGGAGTTCAACGCCGACGGCGACACGCTCTGGGAGCTGGGGCTGACGTTCATCGAGAAGTACATCGACCTGACGCCCGACGTGCCGGGTGGGACAATCTACGGCTGGAATCACTTCTGGCGGCCGAACGCCGATCCGCCGTGGCAGAAGCTATGGAACCCCACCACGGGCACGGACCAGGTCTATCCGCAGGGCAACTTCAATAACCTATTCACGGGCGAGTGACGTGGGTCCACTCAAGCGATGGCAGGCCGGCGACCTGATAACGCACGGCCGGCTGAACAAGATGCAGTTCAGGGCCGACCTGGCCGGTAAGGTGACCGGAGCCGGGGCGACGACGGTCGGCCTGAGTACCACGGGCTCCAGGACGTCGAGCCGAATCGTGGTGCCCCCGGTTCTGTTCGAGGTCTACCAGCCGTTGACGTACCCGGCCAACGCCAAGCAGGAACCGTACACTGAAGCAAAGCGCGTCTACCTGCACCCGGTCACCGGCCTACGCGGGCTCGGCAGCAACCCCGTCCTGGAGAGGATCTACCACCCGCTGGCGCTGCGGGACGCAGACGACAACTACATCGGCCTGCCGACACTTCGGGCGGGCATGTACGTCTACACCGTCTGGAACAGGCAGAGCGGCCGCTGGGAGATCATCACGCCCGCCACCGTGGCGACGGAGCTGACCTACAGGTTCGAGCTGTACGAGAACCTCGCGTTCGGCGAGCACGCCACGGCGAAGCTCCTCTACTGGGACTCGGATGAGAGCGACTACGCCGCAGATGACGACACGACGTTCGAGGTCTACGACGCATTCAACAAGTTCAACCAGAACTGCAAGCCGACCGGGCAGGGCGGGGCGAGGGGCTACGCCCGCTACTTCTTGGACGCGGACCGCTGGGAGATCATCGAGATGGAGCACCAGGCCCGCTGGATTCGCTTTATAGTCAACGAGGGATCGGGTTTCGCTACGAGCGATGCGTCCTTCGCGGTTGACGGGGTCACCTACCACGACGGATATGAGCCTGACACGGCTGTGACAACGGTTCACAACGAACGCGAGCACGCCGCAGATACCTACATCTTCGAGGGCAACGACGACGATAGGGGCTTCGCCAAGTACGATCCCGCCACAGATCAATACAGCGTAGATAACATGGAGTGCCCGTGATACGCCGCAAGTGGAAACGCCTGAAGAGCGGCCTCTACGTCCCCCCGTTTCTGAAGCGGCTGCATCGGGACGAGCGGGGAGGGTGGTATCCGTGTTGTACTTCTCCTTGTGGCGACTGTACTCGCTGTGTTGATAATTGTGCACCAGCCTTCAGTGTTCTTTTCACTGGATTGACAAACAATTCTTGTAGTGATTGTAGTGACCTGCTCGGGCCTTTTGTTGTGCCCTACGACACGCAAATTGAAGAAATCTACACTTGCTATTGGTATTATGAATTCCCGGCGACGATGTGTTCCTTGATAAACGGTGTTCAAGTAAGCATTCAGGCTTGGGGAAGTGAGGGAAACCAACTTTTCGCCGGGCTGCATGGAGCGGAATTCGGGCCGCCTCACTTCGAGTTTCGTAAGGATTACGCGGGGCTTGTGCCATGTACTGCACTCGTCGAAGAGGCGATTGGCAACCTCTATTCAACGGCAGAATTTCGGTTCCAATGCAATGTCTCTGAAGAAGCGACGTGTGTTATAACAGCATTGTGGCCACCGTGATGGATTGCCTTTTCAATCTGAATCCCGACGGCCTCTGGCAATGCACCCGCAAGGGCTGCGGCTGGGTATACCCGATCAAGTCCGACAAGCCGCCCCGGCGCAACTGCCCTAAGTCACCTTCCCGCGGCCTCGGGGACACGATAGCCAAGGTGACCAAGTTCTTTGGGGTCAGGCCGTGCCGCGGCTGCAAGAAGAGACAGAGGCGGTTGAACAAGCTCTGGCCGTACCACAGGGAGACCTAATAAATATATTAGGTCATGGAGCGAGCGATGGCTGGCTGGCAAGTAGCCATTACTACGGCCCCTCGGCCGACCGACTACCTGCCAGCCACGATCAAGAGCCTGGCCGAGGCCGGCTGGCCGGATGTACAGGTCTTCGCCGAGCCCGGGACCCCGGTGCCGCCGGGAGTGCCCAGCATCGTCGCCCAGCGTCGCCTGGGGCCGTGGCTGGCCTTCTGGACGGCTCTCAGTAGCCTCCTGGCTACAGGCCGCCATGGGGCGTCTCTCGCGGTCTTTCAAGACGACGTGCTGGTCGCCCGAAACCTCCGATGGTGGCTGGAGGCCGAGCCGTGGCCCCCAGAGGCGGGGGTCGTGTCGCTGTACCTCTCCGAGACCCAGGCCGAGGGCCGGCCGGCCGGATGGTCCGCCCTCGACCCGGACCGGGTGCCCTACGGGGCGTGCGGCGTGGTGATGAGGTCGGATGTGGCCCGCCGGCTGGTCGACGAGCCGCCGCACAGGGGCAACGGCCGCATGACCGATACCTGGCTGGGGGCCTTCTGCGAGCGGGCGGGGCTGCGGTTCTGGCAGCACAGGCCGAGCCTGGTCCGGCACGTCGGCCGGGAGTCCTCGCTGGCCCGGCCCGGCAAGCGTCCGATCATCCGCCCGTGGATTCCCGCCCGGCACGAGGGGAAATTCGTTGAGGACGCCTCGCTCTTAGCCCACGGGCGAATCACGGTATAATGGTAGGCATAAACCTCAAAGCCTCCGCCGTGGTATTGAGTTACCGCCGGCCCCGGAACGTCGAGCGGATCGTGGCCGGCCTATTGAAGCACCGCTTCGTCGACGACGTGGTGGTTTGGCATAACGGAGAGTATGAGAGCCCGACGATACCGATGGGCGGCAGGTGCATGATGTTCGCCTCCGGCGTGAACAAGTACGTCTACGGGAGGTTTCTTGCCCTGCGGTTCTGCCGGCACGATACAGTACTGACGGTGGACGACGACTACCTGGTTCGCAACTGGCCCGAGATGCTGGCCGAGCACCTAAATCACCCCGAGGTCGTCACGGCGGGGCTGACGCCGGGCCACTACAACGCGGACCGGAGCAACCGATGGGGGAGCTGCCACGAGGTCCTGTTGGGCTTCGGCTCGGTATTCAACCGGCGGATGGTTGATCCGGCCCTGCAACGCTACATCGACGTTCACGGGCACGACAAGGTGCTGCTGCGGAAGGCGGACCGGCTGTTCACCATGCTGCTGAACCGCCGCCACAACGTGGTGCCGGCCGACGTGGAGGAGCTGCCGCTGGCCCGCGACGACGACGTGGCCCTGTACTGCCGGAAGGATCACGGCCCGCTGACGACCGAGGCCAGGCGGCGGGCGTGGAAAATATTAAGGATAGATAGAAATGACAACTCAGAATAGTTGTGATTTACCCCCTCTGCCAGTTCGGACAGGGATCAATTATCGTCTGATTGCCGAGGCCATTGGCTATGTGGTCGGAGGCGACTCCATTTTTCCGGGGAGGAGAATGACCATGGCAACTGCAAGTCTTCGTAGCGGACGTGGTGCGCCGAGTCCACTGGCAGTGGACCTCGCGCTGGCCACGGTGGACCTAGCTGCGCTACGCGCACGGCGAGGCGTGGAGAACCTCGACGAGGAAGCTCAGGAGGCCGCGCTCCTCCTGCGGGACTACTATTCCCGCCAGCTTCACGCGGCTTCAACGTCGGGTCAAATCTCGGAGGAGGCGGTCCGGGATGAGAGCGTTCGAAGAGCGATCCAACAAAGCCTGACGTTGCTAACTCAGACCAAGCCAAAGCTAGACGACCTGGATGAGGACGACCGCCAACTTCTGGAGGAGCTTGTTTCGCTGTTTTCAACGCTTGCTGAACGGGGTTGCTGCAAAGGCGATCAAGCCGAGAGATTGCATTCGGCTCTTGGCCGACTGGACGTGAAACTCGCTGCGCCTTCAGCAGCCGCTGAACGCACCAAGCTTTCGGAGCTGTTGAATGCTTTCTCCTGAGCTGCAAGTCCCCGTGCGCGTGGCTGCCGAGCTTTTCTACCGCAGTTCATGCCTGAACTCAAGTTACGTTTCTGCTGTCGCTGCGGGGCGCAAATGGAAACACTTGCGGGACATCGAATGAAAATTTTAGCGCTATATGACAGGCCAGGGTATGCTTATTGGCGGCGAGTATGTGCTTTGCGGAAACATGCGCCGCCAGGCTACGAAGTCGAGATCGCCACCGATTTTTCTGGTCAACCGTGTGACGTAATTTTTCTCTGCGATTACGCGAGGGCTATTGGCATACGGCAACGAATCAAACAACACGGGGCATCGTCTTCTTTGGTGGTCAGTTTCAATGCCGGCCCGATGCGGCGGCGGGGGATGTGGCAGCGGGTCTACGACGCGGCCGACTTCGTGATCTGCAACAGCCAGGCGACGTACGACTCGTGGCCGGAGTACCCGAAGAGGTGCTGCATAAGCAACGGCGTGGACCTGGAGACGTTCACCGTGACCACGCCTCTGGTCGAGCGGGGCGAGAAGTGCCTGTGGTATGGCCGGGCCGGCAAGGTGTGGAAGGGGCTGCGGGAGGTGCTGAAGCCGTTGACGAGGCTGCTGGGCGAGCACGGCTTCACGTACGACTTCCGCGAGCTGCGGCCCGGGGCCCCGCCGATGACGACGCCCGAGCTGGCCGAGTGGTACAACCGTGGCTCGTACGTCCTGTGCGCGAGCGAGCTGGGCTACGAGGGGACGCCGAACCTGGTCACCGAGGCCGTGGCCTGCGGCTGCGTGGCCGTGACCACCCGGACCGGCAACGTGCTGGAGTGGGGCCGCGATGGCGAGAACTGCCTGCTGGCCGAGCACAACCCGGTGTCGTTCCTAGACAAGCTGTTCGAGGCGAGGAAGCGGCGGGTCGAGATCGCCCAGGCGGGGATCGACGCCCTGTCGGGTTGGGACTGGAGCGAGCGGGCAAGGGAATTCTACCGGCTGTTCGAGCGGATCGCGAAGCAGGGGGCCGGGGCTATCGGGCCGTTCAGCTACATAGACGAGTAACCTATAACACAAGGAGCAACGCCATGGCGAAACGAAAGCAGGAATCGCCCGCCCACCAGTTCGTGATGCTGGCGTGGCGAAACAAGTGCAGCGCGTGCCCGCACTCGTGGGCGCGCGTGAATCAGACCATGCGGCGAACATTGCACCTCGCCATCGAGTTGGGCCTGGAATTCGCCCAGGGTGATTTCGGCGCCATTTACGACGCCTGCCGCGGCGGCTATTGGTTCACGGATGATGGCGGAGAGTATTTCTACACGACGGCAGTAGTGGCCGAGAACCTCTCGGCCTGCAAGGCTTTCGAGTCTTTCAGAGGTCGCGGGCCGATATTGGCGGATGACGTTAGGGCGCAGGGCTACGAGCGGATTCGTCGCCAGCGAGAGCGCCTGGCGGTAGGTCTCAGTTTCGAGTATGCGGGGTACAGACCGGTAGTCACGTCTTTTTCCAACGGGGCCGTGGTTGCCTGCACGTACCGCACTCGGCCCGAGGGCAAGTACTTCAACAAGGTCGAGCGGCGATTCTGTATTACCCGGGAGGATATCGTCCTAGATCGGGCCGACCGGCGGTGGCGAGAGAAAGTGCTGCGAGGAAGTCGTGATTGGCCGGTCACCAAACGCGAAGCACTCGGGGCGTTGCTGGGACTCGATAAGGTGTCAAATTGGAGAGAAGCATTCCAGCGAATGAAACGCTCGAAGATCGAGCGGACCTTAAAGTCGATGGGGTGCGAATAGAAAGATGGCTGAAGCCAAGATCATGGATTGGCACAACTGCTATGACGGCTCGTGGAAAGGTGGTCTGTTCGTCGATCAGGCGAACGAGAACTTCGCCCTCCACTACAGCACTTGGCAGACGTTCGGCGATCCGCAGCCAGAGATCGTCCAGGGCGACTCGCGGCGGATGACGGAGTGTGTGTGGATGAACTATGCCTGACTGTACTGTTCATTGCGGCGACGTAATCGAGGAGCTGAGCCGTATGGCTGATTGCAGCCTTGACGCTGTGTTGACCGATCCGCCTTACGGGTTGGAATTTATGGGAAAGGAATGGGATAGGTTGCTTGTTCGTGATCGAAATGCTGGCTTCCCGTCTTGTCGCCATTCACATGGGCCGAATGAATATCGGGGTGGAATTGTAGGTCAGCAATGGCACCAGGAATGGGCCGAGGCCGTCTACCGCGTCTTGAAACCCGGTGGCTTTCTGCTGGCCTTCGGCGCCACACGGACCTATCACCGTCTGGCCTGTGCGATAGAGGATGCGGGGTTTGAGATTAGGGATTCGATACTGGTTCCCGGCGTGGCTTGGCTGTACGGCTCGGGCTTCCCGAAATCTACGGACATCTCGAAACAACTTGATGCGAAGGCGTGCCGCAGGGAATTGCAGGAGAAGTTGGGCAGGCCGCCGACGAAGGCGGAGTTCAAGGCGGCGTGGGGGACGTGGAGGGAGGTGGTGGGCCGGTATCAATATCCCCCGGACCATCCACGCCCACCTATCAATCAAGGTGGCAATAGCAGTTCGCTGCCGATGGGGCAAGGACGTAAGGGAGCGGATGACACACGGAAAATCACCGCCCCCGCCGCCCCCGAGGCCCAGCGCTGGGACGGATACGGAACATCTCTGAAGCCCGCCTGGGAGCCCGTCTGTGTCGCCATGAAGCCGCTTGACGGGACGTTTGCCGAAAATGCCTTGAAGTGGGGCGTGGCGGGGCTGAATGTGGATGGGGGGCGGATAGGTGAGCATTCATGGAAAAAACAGCAGG